AGCGCCTCGAAATCCGCCTGCAGCTGGTTGGCATCGCGCAGTAGTTCCTCGCGGGTAGGCGCCAGCTGGGCCGCGCGGATGTCTTCTTTGACCTGCGCGATCTCCTGACGCTCAAATTGGCCCAGGTCATCGGCATCCCACAGCGGCATCCTGGAGTTGACGGTCACCACGTAGCCCTTAGCCTCAAGCACCAGCGCATCGTTGACATCGACTACTGCCGGGCGGCGCACAGCACAGCCGACGATCAACAGAACCACCAGCCAGTGCAGGGCACAGGAGAGCGGCAGCTGTTTATTCATCGCTGCAAGGCTCCTCTTTGACATAGAACACGTTGGCTTGAGGGAAGCCATAGTGCACGTCGTCTTGGGTCAGGTCCTCGACCACATATTCCCCGTTTTCCGTTTTGCAGATAGCGGCAGAGAAGGTGATGCTCTTACCGTCCCACGACACAATGGTGTATTTTCGCTTCACCGCTCACCTTTTCTTCTGCTCAAACTGGGAGGCAAATAATTCCCGGACCTGATCGGCGACCGCTTGACGCTCATCCTTCGTGGTCCGCTTGCGCGGCTTCTTCCTCCGCCACTCGCTGGGCATATAGTCTGCCGCGGTAACGGGCTTTTTGGGGTGCGCCATCGCGTAATTGACCACGCAGGAGGTGAGCTGTCCAAAGAGAAACTCGCGTTCGCGTGTCGCCCTATCGTGACGTTCAAGCAGCGCGTTGAACATCCGCGGAGTGAGGCTCCAAAACTCTTCCGAAGCGAGCCCCAGGTCGCCGCGTGCGACCGACCAGAGACTGAGCCAATGGTCCTCCCGGCTCAGGGTTTGGTGGGGTTTGCGAGCACGTCGGGCACCTCGTCGCCAGGTTCCTTTGGCTTCTCCTTTGGCATGGCAGCCATCCAGGCCGCCGCAATCGCATTGCCGATATCGAACACGTTGCCGAGGTTCACCAGAGCCTGGGCTTGATCCCAACTCAGCTCCGGATGGAATCGGCGCACGGCGCAGGGAAAGACCAGGCTCACGCTGTCGAAGCTGAATTCCCGGAAGGACACAAGCAGGTTTGCGTTATGTCCTTCGGCGCGAAACGCACCTTCCGCCTCGCGCAAGGCGCGATAATCGAAGCACATGAAGTACGTCTTGCCGTCGATCTCGATTGGAGTCTTCGGCAGCATCGGGTCGGCCGGGGTATCCTTGAATTTTCGCGGCATGCTACGAACCTTCAGTCAGAGTCCAGGGGCCGGAGCACTTGAGGGTGATATCAGCGGCGATCTCTTTGGTGGTCTCGATCGACATACCCACCGACTGCACCAGGGCATTGAACGCGTACTTATCGCCCGTGGTGGTCTGCGCTGGAGACTTGAGCAGCTGTAGTACGAAGGCTTGGAGCACGCCCGCACTAGAACCCTCATAAGCCGCTTCGAGCAGCACCTGGCCGGCGTCGGTCGAGACGCGGTTGCAGACGACCTTCAGTTCTCCATTGTTCAGGATCGTGGAAATGAATTCCTGGGAGATGCCGCTCTCGAAGTTGGTCACATCGGCAGTTTCCCAACCGTTGCCAGAGCGGGAAATGCTGCGCACCTCGCCGATCAGCGTGGGCGTAGCACCGATGGACAGCTGAGTACCGCGCCCGGCCTGCGCCTGGCTGTTGGAATATGTCACGTGGTTTTCTCCTTGGTTAAAACTGAGTTAACTGCTGAGATTGAAGAACAGATAGAATTCGATTGTGCAGCAATAAACGCGCGGGTCATCCTCAAAGTCGTCTCTGAGTTGGACGAACTGGGCATCCTGCAGAAACGTGCCGTCGCTAAGGACGCCGTTGTAGCCTTCGAGTGTTGAACGCAGCGCTCCACGCATTGCCAGCGCCAGCGCATAGGTGTGGTCTCTGCACTCGAATTCCATTCTCCAGCGCTGATAGCCAGAATTGCGCAGCGTTGGGTTGGGCTTGGCTCCTATCCACTTGAAGGCCATTGCCGGATACGTCGGCCCGGTTGGAAAAGTCACGGGATAGATGCGAGTCCCGCAGAGAGCCGTGATCGCGCTGGTCGTGCTCAGCAACGTGAACAGGCCGGCATCGATCACGGACTATATCTCTATTGCCGGCATAAACTGGACATTTGGCTCGGCACCAATTGTCGGGCCTAAGCCCACGAGCCCGGTCTTGATTATCCTTGCAGCCTCTCCTGGGTTCGCTTTGAACGCATCGGCTATTTGCTGCATCTGCTCTTCGTTCACGAAGAATTCGCATCTCGCGCGGATGACATCGCGGGCATCAAGCACAAGCTCGAATCGAGTGCATTCGGCAGGTATAAGGCCGAGCTTGATCAGCTTGTTTACCGCCTTGGAGCGGCGTGGCGTGATCGCCTTGCTAGCTGTATATTTCATGGAATCCTTCCGTCGCGCGCTCAAATCAATGAGATGAACTGCGCATTCAGTTCATCGAAGATGGTCGCGTTGGGCACATGCGAGGTGATGAAGCCATGCTTTTTGACAATCGTCACCCGCAACCGACTGTTGCTTTCGTATGACCAGGCGAAATCTACGCCTTGCACTGTCGCCAGGCCGCCCCCGGACTGGACCGCGAGGTTCGATACCTTGGCGTTGCCATGGAGCGCCGCCAGCAGCTTCTGATACTTATCCGGCGCCATCGTATAGGTGACCGAGTCCGGTGGAACATAGATCGGTGAAGACATATCGCGACTCCTTAGATTAGATGATCCCGTCCACGCGCAGGCGATGGTCCAAACGCATCAGCGCCTCGAAGTCCTCTTCCAACAGATTGGCGTCGCGGAGTATATCCTCGGGAGTAGGGGCCGACTTGGCCGCGCGAATGTCGGCTTTGACCTGCGCGATCTCCTGCCGCTCAAATCGCCCCAGGTCGTCGGCATCCCACAGCGGCATCTTGGAGTTGACGGTCGCCACATAGCCTTTGGCCTCGAGCACTAGCGCATCGAGCACCAGCGTATCGTTCACGTCGACGGCAGCCGGGTGCCGCAGCGCACAGCCACCGAGCGCCAAAATTAGTAAGCAATGCAGGGCACAGGAGAGCGGCAAGTGCCTATTCAAAACAGCACCTCCTGCGGATCTACGACGACTCCATATCTGGCAAGTAGCCGCCGCGGGAGGTGGCTTCCGCAAGTACAGCAGAAGGTACCAGAATAGAAAATTAGCCTCACGAACTTACCTGCGCGTTGTCGATTTCAAGACAGGTCATACGCACTACACGGTTCCGCTGCTGCACGTTCTCGACCGCCTGAATCTTATAAACGCTCGACTTGCCGCCAGCAACTGGATCCACAACCACGCGCATGCTTGCAAGAATGGATATGCTCGGACCGGGCCAACGGATCGATATTCTATGCACGACTCGGGACACGAACCCCTCTTGAAATTGCTCGCCAGTGCGCATCGTCTCAATCGCCGCAAAGCAAGTCAGGACGCTCAACCAGGTGGGGATTTGCTGGCCAACACCGTCCTGCGTCGTACTCTGGGACTGGATCTGAATAGCGTTCCGGAGCGCACCGGACGGGATTATGAGCGGGTCTTTCACGGCTTCCCATGGATACGGCCACGGCATCAGCTCACCAAGTTCCGGTAACACCAGATCGAGTCGGTGATATATCTTGGGATCTCGCCGCCCACCGATGCTTGCTCATAGTAGAACTGGCCCAATAGGAGGATCGCCTTGGTAATGTCAGGCGGCACCGGATGACCTATCCATGCCTCCCCGTCGGGTACGGCAGTGCTCGCTGGGACGGAAAGCGTCGCCTGACCGTTCACGTCCACCGACGCGACATTGGCAATCAGCGGCGGACCGTCTAATCCATCCTCTCCGGCACCGACAACGCTCACCGGCGTGCCAGTATCGCCCGTCATCAATGGGGCATCGTCCGGATTGAATACCGGGCCCACGAGTATGGCGGAGTCAGCCGTCATCGAAACGTCCGCCGGACCCCCATACCCACAGCGGAACTGGACCATCACGGCAGATGGAACCCGCAGCGTGGGTGGCCACGGTTTTGCCCATGGCGGATAAAGCGTCGCCGGCTGTGTCTCGCTTCCGCGCTCGAGCTGGTAACCATAGGGCGCCGGAAAGTCCTGCCCATATGTGGTGTCCTGAAAAAGTTGGTCAACATTCGCGAATGTGTCGACATACTTGAACCAATCAATCGACTGGAACGGTGCTTTCGGCAAATCTATACCGCGGTGCGAGAACATATTGCGCCGCAACAGCCAATGTTGCGTAATGAGCACGCGTCTAAGGAAGCCTTCAATATTGTGCCGCGCTGCGAGAAGAGCCGTAGTTAGCTGGGCCTGCAGCGTCGCCTCAAGGATCCCATCGGAAACCGCGCCAAAGCCCATTTGCTGCATGAGCTGGGCCTGACTCACGGGCTCGGCTGTCGGCGGCGTGATGAGTTCAATGCTCATCTACTTTTTCTGTTTCCCCAGAACCTGCGGTTTCGCGGCTTGAACGTTTGGCATTTCGCGGTAGCCGCCAGGCAGGATCGGAGCAGCGGCCGTGGGCACGGTCAAAGACTTTACCCGCCCCTGCTGGATCAGGGCGGGAACCACGCTATCGTCGATATCGCGCACCAGACCCGCATAGCGGCCGGAGAGAAGCTGTACCCTCATTTGACACTCCAAAAGAAAACGGGGAGCGGTGGCAACTCCACTCCCCGCGTTAGCCAGCGCTGCAGCGTTAGACCTGAGCGGTCGCCGACAGATCAGCGGTATAGCGGCCACCAGAAAGGAGCGCCTCCGCGGACATGAGCTGCGCCGTGGTGCCAAGGCTTCCGACAGCGATGTTCAGCTGGACGTAAGTTCCATTGGCCGCGACGAGCAGATCGTCTGAATCGAGTTCGATGCAGATGACCTCATCGACCACATCGGAACTCGGCGTGTAGCCGGATGCGCTTGCCTGAGCCCACTCGCCGAATACGTCGAATGGAGCGGATGCGGCGTTCTGGATCGCATACTTGAATGGGATTGCGACGCCAGAGCCGCCCGATTCAGTCGGAAACACCGACACGGTGATTGCGCCAGCGGGACCTCCGGCGACACCGAAGCGGGTGATGATGGAAGCATGCTCCCAATTGGCCATGCTGAAGCGAATGCCGGTCTGAGCAGCACCCGCGCTGACTGGAGCGATTACTTGGGCGAGGTGTCCGTCCTGCGTCACCCAAAAACCTTTTGCGCTCATTAGAAGAATCCTTTCGATTGTGTAAAGGAAAAGGCACATCGCTTTACGCAACGCGCCTTTGGTTAAATTCCTTGTTGCTTACCGGGTTTGCAGGATGATCTGAGGAGACTGGGTGGGCTGCCCGGCTGCATATGGCGTAAGTGGGGTCCTCCACCACGGCTGCCCGTCTGCACGCATCATGAACCGGAATGCCATTTCGCCGGTCAGGAAGGCCACGTGCATCGAACTGTCTGCACGCATCTCCTGTCTCGTCGCGAACAAATAGCCGCTCGGCGACCAGAGGATGATGTCGCCCTGGGTTCCTACAGCTGCCGATTGCTCGATCGGGATCACTGGGCGCCCAAACATCAAGCCGCGGCCAGTTTGATTCCCAGCGAGACCGGGGGCCGTATAGATGAGCACTTGGGCGAGCGAAGGAGCACCGACAGTCAGCGGAATTAATCCGGGCTCAACGCTTTGATTGATGAGCCATACCGCATCCTTGCGATATCCCACGGGTAGACGTGACCACATGTTGAGGATGTCGGTCGAGGATGGGGGCGTTCCCGACGTTCCTTCGCCCGATGCATACGTCTGGACGATCGTGCTGGGAGCGTTTAGGATTCCGAGCGGCTGCCCGGCACCGCTCCCGTTGATGACAGCCTCGTCCAACTGGAACGCGAATTCCTGAGGGACCACGTCGTCGATATAGCTTTCGAGCATCGCCGTGTCTGCCAAAAGTTCTTCAGTGGCATACACTAGCGCGATAATTTTGTGCGCAACCAGTTCGCGCTGGTCGAACTTCGGCTTGCTGGAGGTGTACTGCGCAGCTTCAGCTAGCCAATAGCTCAGGACGCCGCCCCACCGCTTTCCGTCCTGGCGACTGGTTTCATCGACGGCTGGAATCAACAGCCGTTCCGAATTCATCTTCCTTTTCGTGACCAGGCTAACAACCTCGCCCGTCTCGTATGTCTTCTGCAGCAGATTTTTCTCGTATTCCGGCTGCACGATAAATCCGCCATCGGAAGGCACGCTTTCAGACGATCCGAGGGCCGCCACGATGCGCGGATCGGCGCGATCGGCGCGTCCAGTGGTTACCGCTATGGTGGACTTTGCGAGCGCGATCATTTGCTCACCGAAACTGCGCCAGGGCTTAGTCTCGGCGCGGTTTTGCCCGACTTCGATCACTTGGGAAGCGGGTGTGCTGCGCTGCTCTTCCAGCAATGCCTCGGCGCGCTTGATGTCTCCGTTAAGGGTTGCGATCGTGCCTTTCTCGCCCATAAGGCCGTCATATTCGGCGCGTTCGGCTTCGGTTAAATCGCGGCCCGCGGTCGAGGCTGCCTCAAAAATGGCATTGGCCTTGGCCAGCGCGTCCGCCTTTTTTTGGCGAAGTGCTTTCAACGACATGGGATTCGTCTCCGTGATTGGGTTTGGTGCAGGCGAAAGCTCCCGTGCTTCGGCATAGGCCGGACCCGGTTGCAGGTTGCGAAGGCATTGGCCTTCGAATAAACTGAGCTACAGGTGCAAAGTAAACTTCTTACGCCCGAGTTCGCCGATTGGGCAGAGTTAAAACTGGCCGACTTATGGCTATCGGATCATGGAAACATCCAACGCTCATCGCTAATCCTCGATTATCTTGCAGCTGCCTGGCTCAACTCGTGACGCATGCGGTCGAATCCCCGGGCGCGCACTGCGGCAAGCTCCTGTTCAGCTTTGGCGCTCTCCTTAGCCTTGAGCTTCGCCACGGCGGATGCACAGTCACAGCCTTCGCAATCGCAAGCGTCGCAATCGCACCCATCGCAGTCGCCGCCATCGCAGGGGACGCAATCGCACATGCATTCGTTGTCGGGCTCGTCCTGCACGTCGGCCGCGGGAAGCTCGGCCATGGCTGCGGGCTGAGTAATGGTTTCGGTGACCCCGGCGACGGACGAAATATTGATCTCCTCCACTGCCCTTGAATTCCCCACGTTTTTGCCGCTTGCGGATTGGCCTAAAACTTCGGCCAATGTTCCAACCCTATCCGCCAAGCCAAGTTTTACTGCGGTCTTCGCATCGAACACCCGGCCCTGGCCGAATTTGCTGTGGACCAGGTCTTGCTTGACCACTCGGCCGCGTGCGACTGCCTTCTCGAACGCGTTTCCATAGATATCGACCATTTCCTGCAGGTGCGCTCGGGCAGAATCGCTCAGAGGACCCAGATTGTTTCCCTCCGCCTTGTTCTCGCCGAACTTGATTAGTTCCAGCTTGATGCCCGCAGCTTCGAGCATCGCCGAATCGTCCTCATGTATGGTGTACACGCCAATCGAGCCGGTGATCGAAGAGGGGCTGACAACAATTTCCGAAGCCTGCGATGCCAGATAATAGGCCGCCGATGCGCAGAGGCAGTTTGAAACCGCGATAATTTTCTTCTGCTTGCGAGCCGCATAGATCTCGGAGGCCAGTTCGTCGACGCCATCAACGTCCCCACCCGGCGAATCGATGTCGAGCACGATCGATCCGACTCCCGGGTCGCTCATCGCCTGCTGCAGAGCCATCGAGAGCACCGTGCAGGAGGTGCCGATCGAACCGCCGGAGACGTCCGCCATCTGTCGATGCAGAATCATGCCGTAAATGGGGAGTACCGCAATAGAGCCCGAGCCCGAATTGGCCTTTTGCGCTCTAGCAGCCGCCGCCTGGTTGGACGCGCGGATGCTTTCGAGCACCTCGGCCGCGGTTGATCCGCCGGCGAGCTTGATTTCGAGAAATGCCAGAATCTCCTGCATTTTCTGCTCATGGACATACCAGAGCTTGCCGGCCAGTGCGCGCCGGATGTGCGGATAAGTTTTCATCAATCTCGCCTCGGATCGGGGTAAGGTCCCTTAGTCATGGCACGGAACCAGCTGGCCATCGCTTCCTTGCTCTCGTCCTCTTTAAAGTCCTGCTGATTGAGAACCATTACGCGACTGGGGGCCAGCATCCCGCCAAAGTGCAGAATCTCAATCAGAACGTCCCCGCCGTCGGCGACAATCTTTCGCTGCCCCGGCGTCAGTTCACAACGGTAGATCGCACTCTGCCCATTCTCCCCAGGAAGCGTCCGGAGCGGAAGATATTCAGCTTGATCTAGCGCATAAATCTTTTCTGAATCTTCGAGTCCATCGACCACCGCACCAAGCGCAGGGCGCAAATAATCAAACCTCATGCTGCCCCCGTAGCGATGCTCGCCAGTCGCATCGATTCCGACACCGAGATCTTGTCGATGAAGCCGAGCGCCCCCGCCGTACCGTTTTCGGCCAACTCGGCCATGATCGCGGAACTGCGGTCGTAGTATTCCTGCTTCACCGGCACCAGGCCGGCCACGTCCAAGTGCATAACCGCGGCCACGAACTTGGCGTGCTCCTCATAGAATTCCGTCAATTCGTATTCATTCGCAGTGCCGCGCTCGACCATCTTCCGCAGCCCGGCCACTTCCCTGCGCATGCAGCGATCAGCGGCCGAACTCGCGATCAGCTTCAACTGCTCGAGACGTGCGCTGGCGATCAATCTCTGTTCCTCTAGCGCACCAGCATCGGGATCATTTCCGGCGTCGGGTCCCTCATTCACGTCGTCGGTGTCGTCGTCCTCTGGATCGTCATTCCCGCCGGGAGAGAGGCCGGCCGCAGGAGGCGCCGTGTTGCTGAGCGGCGTCCAATTCGCCGGCCGCCAGTATGTTTTGCCGACGCCGCCCGCTATCGGATTCATGTCCTCAAGAATCCGCGTCTCGTCCTGATTCATCCACCCGTCGCCGATCGCCACGTGATAGGCTGCGAATCTGCTCGCCGTATCGCCGCGGAGAAGGGCCGCCATCGAGAACTTGGCGAAATACTTCGGCGACGTAATCAGATCCCGCTGAATAGCCTGCTCCCAGAGCGTCAGCCGAGACGAGATGCAGTGAACCGCATACATGATGTTGAACTGCTCGACGCTCGCATATGTGGCCGCCTTCTCCGTCTCGCCGATCAGATGCGGCGGCACTCCGAAAATGGAGCAGATCTCGATCCGGCTGAATTTGCGCGCGTCGAGTAGCTGTTGGTCATTTGGATTGACGCCGATCTCCTTCGCCGTCATCCCCGTTGGCAAGAGGGCCATCTTGCCGCGGTTCTCGGCGGTCTGCCCTCTCTGCCAGCTTTTCCGGAATAGCTCCTCGTCTTCCTTGGTTTTGAACAGGCCGCCTTCAAGTATGATCGGCGGCCGCGCATCATTGCGCAGGAACCGCGCCATGTAATCCTGCTGCGCCAGCGCGACGCCGAACGTGTCGACCGCCATGCTAACGGTCGATTGCCCAACGATGCCGTCGTCCGAATAGTTGCGGAGATGGAACACTTCCTCTTGCACCAACCTGCGCGTGTTATTGGTCAGCGGATCATTGTAGTCGTAAACGATATCCCCGGATGGCTTCAGTTGGCGGACTGTTGTGCGATCCGGATGCAGCGGCTTTAGCTGATCGACGGCTCCGCGCTTTCCCGGCACGATCTCCGCATAGGCATTGCCGCGCAGTTCGAGATGGCCCTGCATCATTTGCTTGAATTCGAAGGCCGTCTGCTGGGTATTTGGCCTGCTGTACAGCACATCGTAAAGCGGATGCTGCGTGACAAGCTTCTTTGACCCATCTGGCGCCTCGGTATAGATCTTGCATGGCATCATGCCGATGTTGCGGCCGATGACGCCCACGCAGGCGAGGACGGTGGCGAGTCGCTTGGCGGTGTCCTCCGTGACCACCATGCCGCTCGACGAGCCGATGCCGAGGCGCTCATACCAGAAATTAGACCAGGGTGCGGGTGCGCCGCCCCCGGACTGCTCATCCGCGCGGAAGCGGAATAAGTTTTTAACACTCGATATTAGGCCCACTGGCTTCTCATATCCATCCGACCTGTGGACTGGTGTATTGCTGCGCCGGTGCGGCCACCCCCCGATTTAACATGGTCACCGTGGCCTGGATTCCGTCGATACGCTTCGATGATTTGAGCCGTTCAGGCTTCGCGGGTTGAACGTTGTCTTTGCGGTCATACTGGACCTGCAAACATGCGGCATGCCAGTTGTAGACCGGATTATTGCCATGCGCGATCTTTTGATCCAGGTACGCCGCCAGAAGAAACTTGGTCGGCGCGCTGAGTTGCATGAAATTCTGCGGAACCTCAATCGCCGTAATGCCGTCCTCATCGTTGATCGCCATCGCGATATTGCGGAAATTTGTTCGGTCATAGGCGAGTTCCTGGATGTCGAACATTTGCCGACCCCAAAGAATGCGGTCCCTCACCACGCGAAGATCATAGGCATTCCCTGGCGTCTGCTCGACGAACCCGCGCTCAATCCAACTCCGTATGGGAACGCGGCAAACGCGCTCGAAGTCCGGAACCTTTTCCTGCGGAATCCAGAAGAATGGGAGCAGCTTCCAAGGTTCGCCGTCGCTCTCGGGGGGAAACCCGAATACGACTGCCGTCATGTCGGTTGTCCAGGAGGCGTCCACGCCTACATAGCATCGCCGCTCCAATAGCCCCCATTTTCGGATAAGCAGCTCGACATCGAACGCTGGCCACTCTCGCAGATCGACACCGCCACCGCAGGCTAACCACTTCGCGGTCTCGATGATCGGGTCCGTCGTCGATGTCACCGGAACGTTCAGGTGATAGCGGAGATATGCCGATTTCTTTGCCGGCTGGACGATCGCCTTCTCGAGTTCGACAACGATTGCCGAGTCCTTCAGGAATCCACCCCGGTCTTCGTGGCTGGGATTCGCCGCGACACGCGCCTCGCGAGATTTCCAATACTCAGGATCGCTATCAATCCTCTTCTTGTCGGCCTCCCAGATTGCAGCGTAGAAGTTTTCGGATACGACCGCGCCACTCAACACATGCTTTGCGAATTCATATTCGCCAAACCACAGCGGCGATTCATATTCCCCGCCAGCGGTGGTGATGGCTACGTCTAGCGGTTCGTCACGACTAATTTGCCCCCTTGTGGTGACATCCAAGAGCGTTTCCGCCTTGGCCGTCTTCCATCGGTGCATTTCATCGCGGAGATTGAGGCTCGGACGGATGCCGTCCTGAACATCGCCATCCGCCGAAAGAACCTGGTAGAGTCCGCCCCCATCGCGCCGGATAATTCGCTTTGTGCTTTCTATTACCCTCAGCCTGGCTAGAAGATCCGGATTGGCTTTCACCAGCAGCGCGGAAGCCTTGAATACGAGGCCCGCCTGTTCCTTGGCCGAAGCTGACCCATAGGCCTCCGGCTGCAACTCATCCTCCATGAGGATGTGGTAAAGCGGCAGGCCTCCAATGATGAACGTTTTTCCATTCTGCTTAGGAGTGGAGATGTAGGCGCGGCGATATTTCCGCCGCCCATCTTCACGCTTCACGGTGCCATACAGGCTTCGCAGCACCCCGCGGCCCCAGTCCGTTAGCGACAACCCTACGGGCGGGTACAGCACTCGCTCATAGAATCTTTCTACCTTGCAGCCGCGGCATTGCGGCGATCCGTCCGACCTAGTCTCGCACCATGTATCTGCCTGGCAATAAGCGCATGTGTCCGGACGATAGTTGTTACCCACACAGCTTCATCTCCAGCGGATCCCCGTGGGCACCGACCGTCCCGGCGCGGAACGGGGCGTCCAACGTTTCGACCCTCGATCGCGATGACGGTGTCAGCCCAAACTCGCGCCGCTGGACGACTGCCCTCACGCTTAGATCGCGAATCGCGGACATCGCCCGACGC